TTATAATCTAATACATCAAACGTTGCGTAGTCTGTTTTAATATTACTCATCTATTACTTTTATGCGCTTAGCTACCGTCAGTGGTGAATATAAATAAGGAAATTTAAAATATGGAAGTGTTGTATCTTGGTTAACTAAACTAATATCACTTTTTTCGTAAAGTGGGTTAAAGGATAGAAAAGAAATAGATTCTAGAGAACTGCCATCTTTTTCGTTTTTTGTGTAGATATTTTTTACTCCTTCTAGTGTAAGTATGTCCCTTAAAAGCTGATTTATAGTTACATGTTGACCTAGTTTATTGTTTGCCGGAGCAAAGAACGCTTTAATCTTGTTTGCAACACGTGATTGTATCGTTTGCTTGTTGATTTTATTATTTGTTTCGCGAACAACATAGAGAGTGGTGTTATTGAGAATGTCTAAATTTAGCGTTGAAGAATTACTCATACCTAAACCAAACGCCATATATATTGGATCTCTAGGCACTACAGTATTTGATAACATTTTCCGGTCTTGAGTTTGCTGTACAAGTAAGTTTTTAAATGAGTTACTTAAGAAGGGAGGGTAGGATCTATCTTGTGCCATTGTAAACTTAGGTACAACAAAAACATTAATGTTATTAAAATCACATGCATCAGCGAAGTTTACTTGATTGATAATTACTCGGTTGACTTTATTCGGGTCTACACATATATCGTAAAAATATTTTATATACCCATTTAAGTAAGAATCATTGCTTACCACCTCAACACTGTTAACAACATTAGATAAATTCTTATTAATAAACCCTTCGTAGTCTGCTTCTGTTACTAATCTTAACTGAGATGAAAATACCTTCGGAGCATTTTGTCTTATTTGATCCACTGTCTCTGCTTCAGATAGAGAAGTCGATGGTTGTGGATTATTAAAGCTGATAAGAGAACTATTAGTTGTATTTATAAATGTAGTTTCATCTTTATTCGCATACGTATCATTAAAAATAGCGCGTTGTCGTGGTGAATCGTACAAAAACAACTTGTTACCATTAATAGCGTTTTTGCTAATTATACCTCCCACGTTATCTGACTGTAAGTAGTTTACTGAAACTGTATCCCCTTCGTCCAAGCCTTTACCAAATATACCATTGCCAAATTTAATTTCGTAATAACCGTTTTCGTTTAATCTACTTTCATAAACTCTATCCACTGAATTAGATAGGTATAAGCTCTCTACTTCATCATACTCGTAATACGTATTATCAGCTAGTTCTTTAACATATACGCTTATTGTATCTTCCGCAATAAATTTATCTGTGTTAGTGTCGACAATATTTTTTACGACAATGGGTAAAACTTCAAATGGTTCCCCCTGAGCTTTATAATCCGGATACTCTTTTATAGAGCCCTGGTATAAAACTACTGTATCGTTTAATGTTGTGATTGTTTCACTTACTGCGGTGTTTTTGTTAAACGAAAAATCATTATTAAATACGTACGGTGACCCGTTTACTAGGAAGTAAGAATATTTGCGAATAGTGTAGTTGCCGGTTCCCATTGAAGCGGCCCCTACAGCATTTATTGGCACTATGGAAGTTTGCTTGCCCACAGGTTTATAGCCTATTAGCTTTACAATCTTGTTCATGTTCTCGTACAGAGTAGCCTGATCAAAATTAACTTCTGAAGCTGTCGTGTTTAAGTAAAATAAAAGAACATGATATGAATAAGCTATAATATCTATAATAGCTGCAAGGTTACTACCATCAAAATTTTGATCGGTAAATTTTTCATTTTTGTTTAACCTATCAACAATATACTCTTTTAAAGTTACTGCGTCAAATGCTACATACGCATCTTGTGGTAGATTAAATTCTAAAAATTTGTTAGTTGTGTCGTCTGTGGGCATGGTTAAAGTACAAAATATCCGTTATTATTTAATAGTGACTGAAGTGAGAGTCCATATATGTTTAGTGAAGGTACGTTAATTTGTAGTGTGATGTAATACTCATGTTGATCCGGTATCGGTAATACACTAACACCAGTCAATTGAACTCTAGGCTCCATATCTGGCAATTTATTTTTTATATCATCTTGAATTTGGAATGAATTAAAGTCGTTTACCTGTTCAAAAAGATAACGCCGTAAATCTAAGCCAAATTCTGGACTTAATATTTTTTGGCCGGGAGAAGTTAAGAATATATTAGTTATGCTATTTTTAATTGCTTGCTCATCAAAGGAGCCTTGTACATCTCTAAGCGATACCTCTTTATTAATTTGGCTGTTATAATAGACAGACGGGGTCATGTCTAAAAATAAATCTTTATAAAGATAGCCTTGTTCGAGAGAAGCGTTGTCTAAACCATCTACAGCAATATCAGTTAACTTTATAAGAGCCATTTATAATATTTAATACCCAGGTGGTAAATCGAGTTTAAGGAACTATAATATACTTAAGTATGCAAATTAAAGGTAAGACTGATGTTAACGTTGAGATAAGTTCTAAAGACTTAGTATTAGCTCTAAAACCTCTAGTTTATAAAAAGTTAAATCTTCCTTATAAAGAAGATTGTGGCCATATATTTGTTAAAGATAACAAATGGGTAGAGGAAATTAGCGCTCATACATCACATGCTTTTGAATTTCTTAACGTTGTCGACCCAGCTAAAGAGGAAGATGTCGAGGTATTTGAAGCATATCATACTTTAGTCGAATTTCTTAAAGATTAAGTTACTCGATCCTGTGTGATTATTTGCAAGGCTGCATAAATAATATTATGGCAGGTAAAAAGTTTGTTCATTTGCATGAGTCTTATATGAAAAGATATGAGCGAGGAGGGTTTCTTGTTGGGGATGTTTTCAAGTTTAACGATGACTATAAGAGTTCGGATGGATACAAAGAGCTCGGTAAATCTACACAGGATCTTATCACTAAGTTAATCGATTCTGGCCTTCATATTAGAATCACCGGAATTAAAGATACATCACCATCCCGGTACCCAGCAAACCCTGATACTTCTTCCCTTGATGTAATTTTAAATCTTGCTCTTGATACAGGTGGTGGTAGGTATTCCGATCATGTATCGGTCCCGGGTTGTTTGGGACAGTCTGTAGAGTATTATCCTAATTTACTTCCTATTCCCGACGCCCTGCGTAGGAAAGATAATGTTAATATTAAACCGGAAGAGTTTGTGGAGGATGAAGAAATGTTATCTAATAGATCTGATAAAGGCGGTACCGAGCCTCATGAGCTTACACCAACTGACAGATCGTTACCAAAACAAAATACTGTCATTCCTAGTGATCCTGCTACACCGTCTCCAGCGGTTGCATCATATACTAATCAGTATCTATCTGACCTTAAATAGATATTGCTATTACTAGTTTAATGTAAAGCATTTTCTAGATTTACTAAGCATGCAAATGCGTTGATTTCTTTATCAACAACAAATGCGCTCTTATAGAGGTGATCTGCAATAATAGCAATCATCTCTTTCTTTTTCATATCATCAATATTCGATGTATAGATAAAATCTAGATAATTACCTAATAACGTATCATAATCTCCTTGAAACCTGTCTTCGTTCTCAATTAGATATTTTCTGGCTTCTAGAGAATTCTTTGAAGCTATTTTTTTGTAAACCGCTTCAAGCAACTCATTATCGCCAGTGACGCTAATAATACACAGCTCTGAATCAATGATGTTTTTTTGGAGCTCGTTAATGGTTTTCCGTAAATCGGGGAAGTGACGTTTGACAAGTTGGACGAACTTTTTCTTTTGCTCTTCTGGAACTTTAATATTTTCATTTTTTAAAATGTTGTAACACCTTTTTACTGCTAGCTCAACCACTGGTTTAATATCCAAAGACTGGCATCGTGATTGCACCGCAGGAATAATTTTATGTTTATAGTTTGCTGTAAGAATAAATCTACAATACTTAGCATAGGTCTCCATAGTATTACGCAAAGCTCCTTGAGCTTGTGTTGTAAGACCGTCCGCTTCATCTAGGATAACTACTTTTACACCACCATCAAAAGATTTGGTTTGCGCGAAGTTTGTAATGTTATGTCGAATGGTATCGATACCTGATTCATCAGAAGCATTAAGATAAAGATAATTACACTTAAGAATATCATTAACAATAATTCTAGCAAGAGTAGTTTTACCTGTCCCCGGGTTACCTACAAATAAAAGATTAGGAATCTCGTCTTTGAATTCCTTAACAATATTCAGAGTCCTATTATCTAAGATAATATCATCTAGGGTAGAAGGACGATATTTCTCAACCCAGATTTTATCAAAATCAACCATAATTACTTCCCGGAAGATCCGAACCCCTTTTCTCCACGTTTACTTTCCATAATTTCACCTTCAGATACTTCAACATTATAATTTTTATAAATTACAAACTGCGCAACTCTATCACCAGCTTTAACTTCGTAGTCATTATCAGTAAAATTATATAATTTAATTCCAGCATCTCCACGATAACCTTGATCAATAATTCCTGGGTGAGGAATAATACCATGTTTAAATCCTAGTCCAGATCTACCTTCGACTTTTACCCAAAAACCATGATCAATGAAAGCAAATTTTAACCCAACGTCGACAACAGCTGATCCTCGAGCTGGAATAACTTTATTTTCGATTGAAGTCACATCCATCCCGGTATCTGTATCGTGATTTTTAGATGGAATAACTGCGTCGTCGTTGGTTTTCTTAAATTTTACAATTGCCGTAGACATATAACTATAATAGTGTACGTTGCAAAAAATTCAAGTATAGATTAAATATTATTATGGCTGAGGAATTAGATGAGGCAGTTAATGATATTATATCTCAATTAAAGCAAAATAATAAAACTGCCAAAACTCCGGTTGAAGAAAATGTTCTTAAAAGAGAAGACATAGAAGATTTTATTATTCAAAATTCAAGTCGGCTTATTAAAAAATCCTTATCTATCGTTGATAATGTAAACGACTATATCTCTTCCGCTCCGGAAAATAGAGATGTAGCAGCAATGGCAGAGTTAATTAAAGCTTCATCCGGTGCTATTGAAGCTCTTAATAAACTTCATACCGCGAAAGAAAGAAACGATACACAGGTTGAGGTAAAACAAATGGATATTGACAGTAAAGAAAAATTAAATCTTGCTGATAACCAGACTAAACTATTATTATCTAGAGAAGATATTATGCATGCTCTTATTGATCGAGAAGAAGACGTGATAGATGTTTAGAATTTTAAATTATCACATCCTTTATCAACATCACAATCTGGTTCCTTCTTACCTGAAATAATATCTTCATATTCCTCCATGGTATTACATGGCATGAAGAAAACTTGACCATCTTCTGTAGTATGTGAGTGACATCCTTCACACCCTAATTCTCTTCCTCGATTAGTTGCCTCTTCACATGTTTCATAC